GTTTCGCATTGATTGCATACCGGAACTCGGAAAGAATAAGTCGAGTGGGAGGTCGTGACAAGCTGCGTCTGTTTGCCAGTCGGGACGGTGGATGTTCAGCACAGTTTCCACGGTTTCCAACCGCATCCGCCACCTTCGGCTATGTCGGAGTAGAGCAGGTAGGCAAACCTAAGGTTGAGGGTCGGGTCGCTCATGGCTTCGGCGAACGGCATATTGAATACTTGTTCTGCGTAGCGTGTATGGATTTCGTTGATTTGTGCAATCCCGTGATCGGAATTGTTAAAGCGTTTTGCCAGTTCGGGGTCACTCGACAGGGGCGTAATGTTAAGGCACCTTGTCTCTTTCCACAGGAGGCGACCCAATTTTTGCAGGGTTTCTGTGTCGTTGGGCCAACCAACAGAGATCGCGGTCGGGAACCATTCTTGGCATTTGGTTTCGACTGGTACGTCTGCGATCCGTGGTGACGCTAAGACGGTTGTTGTTGTGGTGGTGGTCGTGGTTGTTGCTAGTAGTTCCTCTGCGCGGTCGGCAAGTTGCTGGGGTGTCAGGTCCTGCAATGTGATTGTTTGCCTGGGCGCAATAGTAAGCATCGGTGACGATTCCTGTACGCCAGTGATTGCCCACAAAGCACATAATCCATAGGTGCCAAATGCTAAAAGTGCTAGTCGTTTTAAGTTCATTAGTAGTCCTCTGATAGGTCCGCAACTGATTTGCGGGTGCTGAAAAAGCCTTCAAATATTGGGTTTTCTTGCATGATCTCTCGGGCCATGAAAGCGCGATAGTTGTTATTAAATTTGAAGTCGCTGGTCGGATCGTTGGTGGTTGCGTGTTGGTAACGCAACACTTCGACAAGGGCCGCGATGCCGTAGTGCGTGTGCCCTTGGATGTGCAGCTTGTAAACCATTTTGAGTAGTGCGGGCATTACCCACGGGTTTGCCTCTTTAAACGCTTCATACTTGAGTCGTTCGGCCGGAACGTCTAGTTCCGCTAAAAGTGATAGTTGCATCTTTCCTCCTGAGTCGGGTTTCCGAGGTCGGGAGTAGGTTTACCGACTCAAAGGTCGGGAGTCAAGTCATTGCCCAAAGATCGTTTTGAAACTTTGCTCGACTAGGGCAACGCTGTCGGCGTGTGCAGGGTCTAATTCGACGTGCACCCATTGGGCACCTTTTGACCCGAGAGTGTTCTTGTCGTACACCTTCCAGTCGTCGCGGTCGCAACGGTAGCCAGCGCCCCAGCCTTTGGGGTTGTTTTTGTAGGTGCCTGCGTAGTCGTGTATTTCCTCAATGCCGAGGATGTCGCGGTGCTTGAATAGGAAGTCAATGAGATGGAACCGTTGTTCTTGAGTGCCACGGAGGTCTACGGCCCTCCAGGTGGCGTGAACAGACTTCTTTGGTGGTGTGGTGCCAACCATGTTGCGGTCGGCGTAGATACCAATGTTTTTGACACCGAACAAGAATTCGCAGTAGTCAACAAATTTGAGGGTTCCCATACGGCGAGTGTTGCCTCGGGCGTCGGTGTTTCCTGTGTAGTTACGCTTCGTCATTGTGGTTGTCTTTCTCTTTGTCTTTGAGGCCGTTAGAGGCAAGTATGCCTGATAGGGCTCCGGTCAGAAATAGCATCATCGGCGACAGTAGCGACCAGGCTGATTCGTCGTTTGGACTGACTTCTAAAGGTTGTACAACGAACAGTAAGCCGTAGAGAAGTGAGGTTGTACTGAGAACAAACGTCGCCGACAGGGTGACACCGACAACGAGAATAAGGCGCGCTTTGATCTCTGAGTTTGTTAGTCGTTTGCGCATCAGAAGTCGCCTTCAGGCTGAAGCACTCGAATGGTCACTGTGCCTGTAGAGGTGACCGCATACAACGCGTTTTGTGGTGGGATCGCCATAACGGATATCTGGTCTTTTTTGGTTACTAATCCTGTGGTGGTCGTGACTGCTGATCCGCCGATGTGGACGTCGTTTCCTACTGGTTCAAAGTAGATGGTGCGCGTTGCGTTGGCGGTTTCGGCGACCAACAAGGTCGGGCTGGTGGTGACGGTAATAATTGAAGCGATCATGGGTTGCATCTTTCTGCGGTTGGGTTTTCTTGACAGTTGTATCGAGTGCGGTCGCTGCACCCTGTAACGACGAACATGAGGACGACTGCAAGAGCGGCGATCACGGCAAGAGTTTTCATGGCAGCGGGTGGTTGCTGTTGTAGACACCTTCGGCGACCCATGTTTCGTATTCTTCGTCTGTCATGAGGCGTTCGGTGTCGTCTACTTGAATGTAAACGGCGTCTTGTGGGTAAAGGGCTTTGTATTCGTCAATAGTCATAATTATTTCCTGTATCCGTAGACGCGGATTGTTCCGCCTGTCATTGTTCCTGAAGCCGCTGTCAAAGTAAAACTAGTAAAAGAACTTGATACGCCATGAATACCTACATTGTTTCCGTAGACAGTCGAGTACCTTACTCTTGAACGTATTTCCGTGTTTGTCGCCAAAAAAGGGTTGTTAACTTCTATAAATCCGTTTCTTGTTGCTGAACCGCCTGCATAGTTCCAAAATGTCAGGTTGTTTCCTGCGTCAAGGTTCACTGCGCCGCCTAAGAAACTTCCATATATAAAAGCCCAATAGTATTGGGTTGCGGAAGCCCCAAAAGTTAAACGGTAAGGCCCATCAACAGATGAAGTGCCTCCGCTATCTACGATTAGATAGTTGTCGTAATCAGCCGAAAAAGCACCTGTCACAGTAACCGACGAAACTGCTGTGCCGACTGTTTGTGTCGTGACCAGCCACAAGCCGACGCTGTTCATTTGTGCTGCTGTCAGGACTGCGCCCGAACTGAATGTAGGTGGTGTAGCCATAGTTATAATCCTAATCTGTTTTGGTTAAGTACGCCTAAAGTCGCGCTGTCAAGTTGGAACTGGTACTCGAACGGCGAAAAATACAACGCTACGTTGGCGCGGTCTGGGTAGAAAGCAATCGACGAGCCTTTAAGGGCTGCCAAAACAGTAGAACCACGGAACGTTATTTCTACTGGCGCTCCGATAATACTTTTGTATGTACCGCCAGTTGTGACGTTTGGGTAAAACGTGTCATTAATGCTTGGCATACGAGCAAAATCAACAATGTCTGGTGCATAAGTTGTATCAGAAGCCAACCGAAACGGAATCAAACCATCGTCGGCATTGACTGTCAAGACATAATTGGCAAGGTCTAACGCTGCCGCAATGGTTTCGCTTTGAGTTTCATACTGCAACGGGTTAAAGGGTGCTGTACCTATTTGGGCTGTTTGTGTTGCAAGGCCTCGAGGCTCAACGTTTACTTGAGTAAAACTGTCTCGCACTGAAGTTAGATACTCAATTTCGGAAAACTTTTCAGCTCCGACTGTCCCAGCATCGCTAAACGCTAGCGGTGTAGACCATTGGAAGCCAGTCGGCGAGAAACCTGCAGCAAGTCTTGCGTTAACGCTAGAACGGTTTTGATCTACCTCAAATGCCTCATATTGCAACTGTCGTAAAACTTCATTCATAAGGTCAAACGATGAGCCGCTGTAAGTTAATGCCGAGCAACGGATCACGTCGTTTTGCACTTCATAAGACTTTACGCCGGCATTTCCTGCAGCTGTGCCTAACCTGACGCTCGCCAGTTGGTTTAGGAAAGACACATTGGTAAAAATGTTTTGAGTTAACTGTCCGATAGCGCCAACGGCTTCTATGGTTATGCGGTCTCCAGGTGCTGCTCCTGTAACACTGTTAAACGGTATCGCGTACTCGCGTTTAACTTCGATAATCTGCCCCTGGAAATAGCCGTCTGAACTAGCCGACGACGTAGCGCGAACATCAATAAACTGTCCACGCGCTAAAGGTAACGCGTAGCTGTTAGCAGGTATTAATTCTAAACTGAGGCTAAGCGGTTGTGGTGGGTCTTGGAACCGTTGCCGACCGCGTGTGATGATCGCGGACTGGACGCCAGTCAAAGCAGTATAAGTCCCGTCAATCGTTGCCGAATAGGAAACTACTGGCGTCGTGTACGGCATCAGGCTCCGCCAATGCGAATAGGTACAGCTCCGTGAGTTTGCATATATTTACGCAACGAGTCGACTACTGCGCGTGGGTCGCCTCCGTTGACGTTGACCGTAATATTGGCACCGCCCATAGCGTGGTTTGGTGTGATGTTTCCAGACGTGCCAGGCGTAAACAACTCAGGCCCACGCTCACCCACAACATACGAACCGCCAGCCATGACCGGACCACCCGACGCGCGGAACTGCAAACCTGACAGGTCTATCTTTGCTGCGCCAGCCATAGCAGCGAAAGGATCACTGACTTTGGCGTAAGTCTTTTGGAACGCCTTAATCTGACCAATCAATGCGAGAGCGCCTTCTAGATCACCTTTGTCAACAAGAACTTTGACCTGGTGCGACGAAATGTCGTCCATGTTCAACGCAAGGTTCATGATGTCTGTGGTGGCTTTTAGCAATTGCTCACGGTAAGCGGCAATGTCCTCCGTTGAGCCTGTGGTGAACGCTTGCGCAGCTGCAGTCGCGAGATCATCCAAAGAGGTTCTGGCGTTGTCAATAGCGACATCGGTTTCCAGTGAACCGATCAAGTCTTTCCACGCATCGTCAACATTGCGGATTTCTTTCCATGTGTCGTTCAAAGTGGTTTTGAATGGCATCACGGCGTCAAGTCGAGTCTGTTTAATGATGTCTTTAAAGTCTTCGGTTTCTTCCCGCGCTGCTTTCATGTCGTCAGCGAAAACAGGGATCACTTCTTTTTCACTGCTGAACATTCCAAATATGTCTTTGAAACCTTGTTCAATATCATCAACGACCATTTCGGCCGTGTCACCAATGTCGTCCCAAACGGTCGCAAAGTAAGTTTTGTTCCACTGCTTTTGCAAATAGTTGTACATGTCTCCAAGACCTGTGACGGTCTTGTCAATAAGTTCAACAATGTCTGTGATGATCGGAATTAGGAACTCACCAAAGTTAATTGCTAACGCTTTGGCTTTGTCACCAAAGTCGTCCATCGTGTCACGAAACTCTTTGGCTTTCCTTAGTTCGTCAGCATCAACGACCTGTGCGTCGCCAACATTCTTGAGCGCAGTCTTAAGATCGCCTGCACCCATCTCAATGAGTTCTGACATTGACTGCCAGCCCTTACCGAGCAACTGTGCTGCAACCTTCGCTTTTTCTGCTGGGTCTTTAATCTTTTTGAGACGGTCAATAGTGTTTAAGAAAGTTTCGTTGACGTCTAAAGAACCATCACGCAGATACACAAGGTCAACGCCAAGGTCACGAACTTTGTCTGGATCAGCACCGATCGTTTTGTTGAGGCGACCGATAGCCCCCTCAACGGCATCAATCGGGATACCGATATCACCAGCAGCTTCGATATAGCGTGACGCGTCCTCAACGGCCAGACCTGTGGCATCAGCGAACTTGCCTGCTTCTAAAGCGACAGTCTGAAACGCAGTAATTGATTCCTTAGCGAAACCGACAACGGCGGCTCCGGCAGCAATACCGAAAGTGACTGCGTTGGCTTTGACCGCATCAAAGATTGCAGTAGAGCCAGCCTTAAATTTTCCTAGTCCACCTTCAGCGTTATTGACGGCAGTCTTAAAATCACCAAAAGCCTTCTTAGCATCCCTGATTCCTTTGTCTTGAAGGTCAGTGATAATTGGGATTCGAATAGCCATTAGAGAAACACCGCCTTCTGAAGTTGATTGATTCGGGCCATGACCTCATCAACAGACTGTTTCATTTCGGCTTCAATGGCTCCAGCGTTGTTTTCGTAGGCACGCCACATCACGCGAGGTCTGTTTGCCAAACCGTTTAGAGCACGGCCTAAAGCGTTGTTGTTGTTTAAGCCTGCATAGTCAATGACTGAAGCGGCTCCGTCTTTGTTCACAATGGTCAACACGGCGTCTTTCTTTTTAGAAAGTGACGTCTCAATCTTTACGCCTCTAACGGCTTTGTCTTGCACATAAGGGAACAACGGACGACCACCAGGAGCCCAAGCACGACTCAGACCAGACGGCAAACCACCATTGTTTTTAGTTGCGTCCTCTGCCGGATACAGGCTTTTAGCCTCATCCACGGCAACCTTAAGAATCTTTTTAGCGTCCTTGAAGAATTGCTTTTTAACTTCAGGCTGAATCTTTTGGAGGACCTTCAAAGTAGATTCGAGTCCTTGAACTTGGATCGTCATTTGTTCCTCTCCTTTAAAATCTCAGCGACTGTCGAGAGGTCGTCAACATCAAACTCTACCTCATTTGGGAAGTACCCTGTGAGGACTAGCAGCTGCGCTAGGGAGTGGCGGAAACTTCCGCTGGGATAACTTTTCCCGCTTCACTGTTCACGATCGTGATGTCCACAAGTTTGTTAATAAATGACTCAAACTCCACGGGGATTGCTTGCCCGTGTTCGGTTTGTGATTTGGCTGAATGCCATGCCATGAACGCCATGTCCTCCATACCGAAATTGTCGGCAAGGTCAGACGTTTTCATTTTGAATTTGCGTTCCCATGCGACAAGCGTTGCAAGCGTTGTCGTAATCGTCGCAGGTCCGTAACCGATGTCAAATCGGATCGTAAGTTTCATGTCGGGTCCTTTGTTCGGGGTTTGTTAGATCAGGCTTCAGACCAGGCGAACGTGCCGCCCATCAGGGTGATACTGCAGGTGCTCAATTCTCCAAGCGAGTACACGACTGGTAGCGAAGGTAAGTAACTTCCGGTCAAGGTACCTAGGGGATTCGTTGCGCTGACAGCAGCTGATGAACCTTTGATGGTCACGGTCGTAATGACAGTGCCGACAAGCGATTTCAAAGTTGCGTAGGTTTCTGAGGCGGCAGTTGACCAGTAGAGGTCAAGCGTCAAAGTGTTGTTTTGCAAACCACCGACATATGCGACCGCAGTTGAACCGAAAGCATTTGCTTGTAGTTCTTGGATTGTCTGCGTCAAGGTTGCGGCGGTGCACTGATCGGAGATATCAACTGCGCCGATGGAGATGACGGGATTGCTGAGGTAAGTACTGGTAGCCATGACGGATCAATCCTTTGTGTTCTTGGTCGCGTCGGGCTTCGTCGCTAATTTAGCACCCTTAGACGGATGGGTGTCGGAACGCTGAATAAACCCTCCAGCGAGTAACCATTCAATGTCGTCAGACGGTGACGCGACAAACGCGGTGCCGATCTCGCCAACTCGAATTGAAGTAATAACGTAACGATCCATTGGTTTATCCGTTCTGTGCTTGTATCGGGATGATGAGTTCGTATCCGGCGTACTCTGCTCCGCCGACTGTTACGACTTTAGGTGATGCTGACATGACCGCAATGTTTTTTAAGACCAGCGATGACGTGAGACTTAGCAGTTGGCGCAAGGCGTCTAGGTTGCCTGGGCCGTTGCTAATAAGGGTGACTGGGAAAGTCATTTTGACGATGTTGTAGTTCCACGACTCGATGGATGGAGCATCCACAAAAGCGCAAGGTGGAGCGATATTGCGAGGATCGTTAACAACCCTAAGATCCGGAATAGTTTGGAGAGTAGTGACCAGATCATCTAGGGCCTCATTCAAAAAGTCCGTGTAAGCCATTTTAGGCGACCTGTGGTCTGTTGATGCCTAACAACTGTTTGACGATGCCTGAGAGCCCTACAACGGGCGCTGAAGCCATGTCAGTAAACGACGCGAACTGGTCAACCGACCCACGCTGACGATAGAGGGCTGATCCGTACATCAAAGTGCCGAGGGTGACATCTCCGCCAGGTGAAGTACTAAGCGAATCAATGTACGAACTTTCTTGACGACGCCTAAAGCAGAAGGCGTTAGCCGCAGCTGCACACTGAACCAAGAAAGCGGTTTCGTCACCAGCGGTCGTGATCCCGAGATAGGTGGCGATCTGTGGCCCTGTCACCCAAGTGCAAAGTTGCTCAAAAGTAATCGTGCCGGCTTGAGCGTGTAACTCGTCAGGCGTTTGTGTGTCGGCCCACATGACCGCGTTTTCAAGTGGATACGAAGTGTCGTATTCGATAAGACCTTCGGTGTCAACATTGACTGGCAAATACTGAGGCATCGCATAAACGGATTTGACTCCGTTGTATGCGGCCCCAGCATTGGCGACGGTTATGGATGCACCGACGACGATTTCGTTTGGAGTCAGCGTTGTTACGGTGACATAGCCAGGAACGATTACCGCTGTCTGAATTGTGTAAGTCGCTGCCATAGCGACCTCCGATCAGGCCTGGGTGATCTTGCGGATCATGCTGGACACTGCTGCGAAAGTTGAGCAGTAAGCATGGACCGAGAACAAGCGACTGAGGGTGGCAGGCTGCTCAACACTCAAAATTCCGCGTACTGATTCGTAGTACTCGAATGCCTTGGAAGCGTTGGTGACAATCATGGTCTTGGCAGCGAAGTTACTGTCCACGACAATTTCAAGTCCGAGCGGGTTAGAGCCGACCCAAGTGGTTGCGTTTCCGCCACCGAGTGCGTTTTGTCCTGCGAGACCAGGTGCGCCGACATACGGGAACAGTGGACGGTTGCTTCCGTCAACGACTTGTCCCAACTGGCCCCAAACGTCAGGCGAGACGAACAAGGTGTCTGGGAAAAAGTTGGTGCCGTTGCTGACGTCAACTGCGGCGTCGTAGAGCGACTTCATCAAGTCGGTTGCTGACAAGTCCCACACGCCCGATGATGTTGCAGCGGTGAGAAGTGCGTCGGCTGCAATGTCGTCGGTCTTAAGCATGAGTTCGCCCATGAGGTCGGCCATGATCAATTCCATTGCTGCGGGCGACGTAAAGTCAATATCTTGCATGGACAAACTGACCTGTCCCGCTACCGTAGTCTTAGAAATTGTATTCGAAGCAATAACCATCGTGGTGGCTGACACTGCGTCAAATTCTGCGGACTGTGCAGCGGTTGAAGTGTGAGTCGTGATAGTCGGACGAACGAACGTTTTTTGCTGGCCGTTGTCCGGGTAAGCGCGAGCGCCAAGACGGTTGATGACTGGACGGACGAAATTGATGTTTTGCACGAGCGGGCCCAAAACGGGGACTGGGAGCAAGCCTGGTGTGTTGGTCGTGGCGATATCGCCTGCAGCTGCTTCGTAGGTTGACTGATGTTCAGCCTTCCAATCGTTGACCGATGCGTTTACCTTGGAGAAAGTTTCTCCGCCCTGGTGGAAAGCGGCCATCCACTCGCCAGCCGAAGGAAGGCGCGGGGCCTTCTTTGCTGATGCGAAAATGGTGGGTGCGGTTGGCGCGGCTTCAGGTGCTGCGGCTTCGATGTGTTCCGACATTGTTGTCTCCTCGACTTGTGGTTCTTTTATTGAGATTTCGTCGGGGGTTGTGTCTGCTGAAGCGGCCACATCTGTGATAGTAGCACCGCTGAATGCTGGTATGGGGACAAGGCTCAGTTCGCGCCATACGGCTGAGGTAATGATGATGGTTCCGTCCTCAGCACGGGTTGAGGTAAGCACGTCCACGCCAACTGACACATTGTCTAGGACGCCTTCCTTGGCAAGTTGCAACGCTTCGTTTCCTGCAACGGTGTCAGCGATTTTGGCGCTGAACATCATGCCTTCGGGGGTTTCGGTGCGTGAAGTTACAAGTCCGACGGGCTGGCTTGAGTCGTGATACATGAACAGTTTTGGTGCTTTACCGTCAACGGGTAGCGAACCTGGCGCAAACTGCACCGAGGTTCCATCGCTCACGGTTGCAGAAATTCCATAAGGTGCGGCCACTCCCGAAATTGTGCGGGTTGGTGCTTCACCAGCTGCGGCTTCAACATCTACGGCAAAGCCTGCGGACAGGGTTAGTTTCATGAATTGGTCTCCTCAATAGTTTCTGTGACGTCGGGAGTTTCGGTCATCATTTCGTCTTTCATCATTGACTCTAAGTACGAGTCAATATCAAACGAGATATATGTGCCTCGTGGGGTGACATTGTTGCCTGACAAGGTGCCTGATACACAATCAAGATACTGACGTGCGCCAAATAGCAGCAGGTCCTCGCGTGCACCAGCCGATGTCGTGTATTGGTAGCTGCCGATGTCAAACCCAGCGAGGTAAAAAGGGATATTCCCCAATCTGCACATTTCTTTTCCGCTGAAGTCTGCGGAGTCAATCATTAACATGTTGTCCGGCAGTGCCTTAGTTTCCTCGTACTTGAGGAACTCGTTAAGTGCTGCAGTTTGGTTGTTGACGCGAGCAGAGTTAAACGAAGTAGCAAGGTCGGCTAACTCTTGGGCCGACAGGGGCTCGCCGCCAGTCTGCATTAAAACTCCCGATGGTAAAAGGCTTTCCGCATTGCGATAGCGCGAGGCTTCGACACGGAGTGCAGTTTCAATAGCGGTTTGCGATGTGTAAATGATTCCTTGAACGGGGCTAATGAATTGCACTAGATCGTTCGGGTCAATCATTCCGCCTTGAAAATACACTTCTTTTGAAGGTGCGAACCATACGGGCCCTGCTTGATCTTGCGTATTGACCGAGCCTGCTGGCAAACGCGTGAACGATGCAGGGAAACCGTCAGCGGTGCGACTGGTTATGAACCAAAATGCGCGGCCGTAATAAAAAAGATCGTCCAATGTCCATGCCATAAGTGTGGCGTAGGGGATCGTGGGATCAGGTTGACGCAACCATGAACGCGGCGCAATATAGACACATTCCATTTCTTTTTCGGTGTCATTCCAGACCTCGTTATACATCTCCAATTTTGTGGATGAGATAACTGAGGCGAGAAGGTCACGCGCTCGACTTAACGTCGGAACCGAGTTAGCACGGTTACGGGCGTCGCCTTCGTAATACGCAAAATACTGACCAATGAAATTGACGCCCTGGTTGGACTTGTAAGTGCCGTACGATCCAGCAGCTGCGGCCTTATGGGATTCGTCAACGGGTGAGACTGCCGCTTTCGTGACTTGTCTTGAGAAAATGCCCACAGTTATATCCGATCGTTAAGGGTGTGATGGGCAAGCCCGACACCTGCCCACCACACACCCACAATAGTTCAGGAAACCACCATCATGGGTTTAGCCCGATTCTGATACTTGCTAGAGAGCGCGATCCCCCACACCGCACACTTCGCCAACTCAATCGGACCAGGCGACGACTTATGCGAAAGCGTGACACCCATACCTGTCTTAATCATCACGGCGCGATTCATATGTTCCGACAAAGTGAGTTGCCCCAAATGCTTGACGCGACCCTCCAAAATCATCTTTTGCGCAAGACCCGTGAACTTGATCAACTCAGCCTGGCCCACCACAGTCATACGACGACGCAGACTAAGCGGTGCATGGATTTCTAGTGTCGGGGTGATAGCCAGGGCGACAAGTTTGTCGGCCATGACTCGATCAACCTCAGCCCACATAGACGCCTCGTTATCCACAATGAACTCCACAAACGTGGTGACAACCCCATCAAACATTGACGATCTCACGCCGACATACCTGTTCGTGTCCATGCTCATCTCAACACAAAGCACACCGCCCACCGGCATAGGGCCGTCAATCTTGCAACTGCCCCACACGCCCTCATCCAGCCACGAACCCCTTGACGAAATAAACATATTGAGGTGAGCGCGTAGAAAACTGTCTTTCTTAGACACCGCTTGGAGCGCCTCAATCGTAATCGTCTTACCCAACGCAGGGTTTGCATAAATCCAGTTCTCAGGGTTACGCCAATCCCGATCACCAATAGACCACTCAGCAAAATAGAGACGCGAAGGTTCCTGTTTCTCAATCTCGTTAATAGCCGTTTCACGCATATGGATCATCGCCACACTCGACTCATCACCAGCCGTAGACCAACACGACAACAAAGGCGACTTACGCGCAATCTGGGAAGGGCGCAGGGCCTCCGACAAACATTTCTCGGAGACGTTGAAAAGTTCGTCCACCACGATCAAGTCACAACTTTGGCCGTGCAGGTTCGGGCTCGCAGCTCTTACTTCCCAAATAGAACCGTCCGGCATAGTCACCGACTTACGACCAAAAGTCCTCATCGCCTTACCGCCAAAGATATCCACAAGGATCGGAACCAAACTATTAAAAATCGCCTCAGCACGATCCAAACGGTTAGCCACACTCAAAATGTTCTGAGGTGTTCCACGAAGTTGTGCGAAGTCAGTTAGCCACCAACCAATCAAAGCCTGCAAGCCAACCGACTTCCCGTTCTGACGAGCCGTACTGCATAAAGATTCACGGAACTGAAGGTCGCCATTTTCGTCCTGGCTAAGTTGCCCACTCAACGCCAAGATTTGCCACTCAAAAAGACAAATGTTTTGATACGTTTCTGCCCACTTCGCCACCTGGGGGCCATAAGACAGATTCGACAAGCCAGTCGTCTCCAATCTCGGTTTATAGTCGCTGAGCAGGGCAAATGCGGACTGGTTCTCGCCAGTTCTCGCCGGTTCAGTCGTAGGAGAGGAACAAATGACGATCCAAGTTCAAGGACTCGAATCTACTTTGAAGGTCCTCCAAAAGATTCAGCCCGAAGTTAAAAAGCAGTTCTTTAAGGACGCTAAAAAGATTCTTAAGGTTGCCGTGGATGAGGCTAAAAGTCTGTATCCGGCAGAGGACGCAACTAAAAACAATGGTGGTTTGCCGTCTGGTCTGAGTCGTGCTTGGGCTCCTGGTGGTCGTCCGTTGTTCCCTTATGTTCAAGACAAAGCCGTTAGAGGCGTAAAGATTGAGACGTCACTTTCTAAAAAGAAAGACGCAATCCTCAACATTGTTCAAAAGGACGGAGCCGCTTCAGTTATTGACTATGCAGGCTTAAACAACAACAACGCTTTAGGTCGTGCTTTAAACGGTTTGGCTAACAGACCTCGCGTTATGTGGCGTGCCTACGAAAACAACGCTGGAGCCATTGAAGCCGAAATGAAACAGTCTGTGGATGAGGTCATGGCCCGAATCAATCAATTGCAGAAGGCGGTGTTTCTCTAATGGCTATTCGAATCCCAATTATTACCGACCTTCAAGACAAAGGAATCAGGGACGCTAAAAAGGCTTTTGGTGATTTTAAGACTGCCGTCAATAACGCTGAAGGTGGGCTAGGAAAGTTTAAGGCTGGCTCCACTGCAATTTTTGATGCGGTCAAAGCCAACGCAGTTACTTTTGGTATTGCTGCCGGAGCCGCCGTTGTCGGTTTCGCTAAGGAATCAATTACTGCGTTTCAGACTGTCGCTTTAGAAGCAGGCAAGTTTGCTGATGCCACAGGTCTGGCCGTTGAGGACGCATCACGCTATATTGAAGCTGCTGGTGATATCGGTGTTC